AGATGTGTATAAGAGACAGAAGTTAGAGAGGTATCAAATACCGAAGAAAAATCTGCAATTGAAGTCGAAGAAAAATTACTTCAAGAGGCAGAAGAAAAAAATAATCAAGATGCCAAAGTTGAAAATGAGGCAACTGAAGTGGAGCGAGTGGTTATCGGCAATGAGAGTGCCACCTCCACAGAAACCGAAGACAGTGTACAGTCGGAAGACCAAGCACAAGAAGAAACAACTCAATCCTCAGAGTTAAACGAGGAAGACGTTCTTTCATTTATTAAGAATAGATACGATAAGCAGATTAACTCTGTGTCAGATTTATTAGAAGAAACTTCTAAGTCTGAAGAATTACCAGAAGATGTAGCTGCTTATTTTGAGTATAAAAAGAAAACAGGAAGAGGAATTGAAGACTATGTTAAATTAAACAGAGACTTTGACTCCCTTACTGAAGACCAACTTTTGACTGAGTACATCTTAGCAACCGAAGAAGGATTTGATAGAGAAGACGCGGAGCTAATGATGGAAGATTACAAGTTTGATGAAGATGAAGATTCAGAGCTTGATATCAAAAAAATAAAGTTGGCAAAGAAAAAAGCAATTGTTAAAGCTAAGAAGTTCTTTAACGAACAGAAAGAGATGTACAAACAACCCCTTGAGTCAAGTTCGGTTGGGTCTTTTGAAGAGAGTGAAGAGTATCAAGGCTATAAACAATATGTAGAGCAAGCTAAAACTTTCGAGCAAGAACAAGCGCGAAAGGTCGCTTGGTTTAACCAGGAGACGGACAAAGTCCTAAATAGTGAGTTTAAAGGTTTTAACTTTACTATTGGAGACAATAAAATTGTTTACAATCCAGGTGGAACTGCAGCTGAAATTAAAAAGGCACAAGAAACCCCAATGAATTTTATTGGGAAATATTTAGATGACAAAGGCCTTATTAAAGACGCTGCAAACTACCATAAAGCTTTAGCTGCTGCGCTCAACCCTGACAGACTTGCTAAGTTCTTTTACGAACAAGGCAAAGCTGATGCAACTGAGGACGTAAATCGTAAGATGAAAAATATTAATATGACTACGAGAAACGCACCAGAAGTAGCTAAAAAGGGAGGAACACAGTATCGCTCAATTAGTCAATCCTCAGGGAGAGGACTAAAAATTAGAAGTTTAAAGAAAAGTTAAAAATTTTAAAAAAGTAAAAAATTATGAGTGTACAAGCAACCCCAGGGTTTCAGTTACAACCAGCGCCACAACAAGTGCCGTTGGCTACAAACTACATTACTGATTTTAATTTTCTAAATCAGTATCTACCAGACACGTACGAAAAAGAGTTCGAGCGTTATGGTAACAGAACAATTTCCTCTTTCTTACGTTTGGTAGGAGCAGAGCTACCTTCAAACTCTGACCTCGTTAAGTGGGCAGAGCAAGGACGACTTCACACAAAATATGTTAAGTGTGGTGCAGGTACTGTTGTTGCAGGCGGAGAAGTTGTTTTCCAAATCAACGACACATTAGTTCCTGATAGAGCTGCTACTGGCCTTACTGCAGGACAGATTGCAATTCGAGTTGGTCAAACTGTTGTTGTTGCTAACAATGACGGAAGTGGCGAATTTAAAGGTCTTGTTATTGCTGTTGATTTAGCAAACAAACAAGTAACAATTGCTTTCTATGACGCGCAAGGTTATACAGGAGGTACAGGATTAGGTAATGATGACGCAACTATTTTCATCTATGGTTCAGAATTTAAGAAAGGTACTACTGGAATGGTAGGTTCTTTGGAAGCTGAAGATGAAATCTTTGACAATTCTCCTATTATCCTAAAAGACAAATATGCGGTATCTGGTTCAGATATGGCTCAAATCGGATGGATTGAAGTTACTACTGAAAATGGAGCAACTGGATATCTATGGTATCTAAAATCAGAGCACGAAACAAGACTTCGTTTTGACGACTATCTTGAAACTGCTATGATTGAAGCTGTTCCAGCTGAAGCAGGTTCTGGTGTAAAAGCGCAGACTTCCTCTGATATAGTAGGTGATAAAGGTTCTGAAGGTGTATTCCACGCGGTAGAAACACGAGGAAACTTGTGGTCAGGAGCTTTCCCAAGCGCTCTTTCAGATTTTGACTCTATCATTTCTCGACTTGATAAGCAAGGAGCTATTGAGGAAAATGTAATTTTCCTAAACAGAGACTCAAGCTTTGACATCGACAATATGTTAGCTGCTCAAAATTCTTATGGTAATCCAGGTGGTACTTCTTACGGATTGTTTGACAATGACGAAGAAATGGCCCTTAATCTTGGATTCACAGGATTCCGCAGAGGTTATGATTTCTATAAGTCTGACTGGAAATATCTAAACGACCCCACAATGCGTGGTGGACTTACAGCTGGTACTGGTTCTGATGTTGTAAATGGACTATTAGTTCCTGCTGGTTCGACTACTGTTTATGACCAAATCCTTGGTAAAAACGCTAAGAGACCATTCTTGCATGTTAGATACCGAGCTTCAGAAACTGAAGACAGACGTTACAAAACTTGGATTACAGGTTCTGCTGGTGGCGCTGCTACAAGCGACCTTGATGCGATGGAAGTTAACTTCCTATCAGAAAGATGTGTTTGCGTTATGGGCGCGAACAACTTCTTCATGTTCAAGGAGTAATATTAGTTATAAGGAGGGGAGTCGCCTATCGTCTCCCTTCCTTTTTTTTAAATTAAATTAAATTATAATAAAATGAAACAACGAAAAAACCTTGTAGACAAGGTCTACAAACTCACACGCAACGCAGCACCACTTTCTTTTATGCTGCAAACCAGAAGCTCAAGTAAACGACCTTTACTTTATTTTGATAATACTAAAGGTGTAAACCGAGCTTTACGATATGCACGAAATCAAAACTCACCATTTGAAGACGAACAAGACGGCAACGCTATAGTTGAGCCAGTTATATTTGAAGATGGATTTTTACGTGTTCCACGAACCAATCCAGTTCTGCAGGAATTTTTACATTACCATCCATACAATGGTAAAAAATTTATAGAAGTAAATCAGGAACAAGACGCACAAACTGAAGTTAATAAACTAAACTCCAGAGTTGATGCTCTTATAGAAGCCAGAAATCTTGATATTGACCAGGTTGAAAATTTGTCAAGTGTATTGTTTGGGATAGACCCTGCTAAAATAACTTCATCAGAATTACGCAGAGATTTATTAGTATTTGCAGAAAGCCATCCTGATGATTTCTTAGAAGCGATTAACGACCCAATGATGAAGCTACAGGCAACTATCACTCAACTATTCAACAAGAAGATTTTGATTTACAAAAATTCTAAAAAAGATGTGTACTTCAACACGTCTTCAAACAAAAAAAGAATGTTGACTTTGCCATTTGGCGAAGACCCATTGTATGTTATAGCATCTTATTTACAATCTGATGAAGGGATAGATATATTAAAGTTTTTAGAAAAAAAGCTAAAAGCTGAAAAATAATACATACATTTGCAGTGTTCTTCTTTCATGAAGAGCATGGTTCAAATTACTCATAGAGGGTGCGGAAACGCATCCTCTTTTTTTTTACTTATCTTTGTAGTAAAGAAATTAACCGATGAGCATGATTAATTCAGTGCGAGAAACTGTGCTGTCTTTGTTGAATAAAAACAACTACGGATACATTACTCCAAACGATTTTAACTTGTATGCTAAGCAAGCTCAATTAGATATATTTGAAGACTACTTTTATCAATACAATTATCAAATCAATAAGGAAAATGTACGCCAGTCAGGCACTGGTTTGGCTGACATAACAAAAGGTTACGAGGAAGTAATTAATATGTTTTCTCGTTTTGACCCACTTACTAATGTTACGACAACAGACCAAACTCAAGGTGGAGGAGGAGCCGGGTTACCGCAGATTAATAATTGGCGAGTGCCGACAACTAATACAACTGGATTTGATTATTATTTAATCAATAAGGTTTTATACAACACAAAAGTTTTGGTCAGCAGTATAGCCACAAATGGCAGTGCTGGTACAATATTGGAAGATACCAATGTTGATTTTTTTGCATCTGGAGTAAGACCAGGGGATTATGTTCAAATAGGAGGAAGTGGAGGCTTTGTTGATGTCCTTGACCCAGCAAGCCGAAATATTATATATATAAGTGAAAACTTAGCAGGGTTAGGTATGTCATACACTATTTACAATATGCGAGATGGTGTAAAAGATGTCGATAAAGTTACACAAGCAAAGGCAACTATGCTTAGTCAATCTAATTTAACTAAGCCTACCGAGATGTTTCCTGTGTATACTCAAAATGAAGACGTATTGCAGATATACCCTCAAAACCCTTCGTGGACTCAATACTATTTAGGCGTTGGGGTCAATCCTGATTTTAGCTCGAATAATTTTGGTAGAGTATTTTGTCAGTATATAAGATATCCCAAAGACCCAAAGTGGACGTATTTTAATTTAGTGGGTAGCGAACCTACGTTTAACCAAAGCGCTTCAGACTATCAGGATTTTGAATTACCACAAGATGAAGAGCCAACATTGGTCATGAAAATATTACAATTTGCTGGTATGTCCATAAGAGAAGCTGAAGCAGTTCAATTTGGACAATCGCAAGAATTGGTAGAAAATCAAAATGAGAAATAATGGCATATATTAGTGCATGGCAATATTACGAAAATGGAGGCGGAACACCAGAAAATGAAAACTGGGGGTCATACCAGTATGTAAGCTTGGAAGATATTGTCAACAATTTTATGTTGATGTATGCAGGCAATCATTCTCTTGTAAATAATGAAGAGCGTTTCAAAGTTTTGTTTCACGCAAAAAGAGCTATTCAGGAACTTAATTACGATGCCTTCAAGGAAATAAAAGTATTAGAACTTCAGGTGTGTGATAATTTAAGATTTGTACTTCCACCTGATTATGTCAACTGGGTTAGAATATCTATATATAAAGATGGTGTTCTTAGACCTCTTACTGAAAATATACAAACTAATTACAGTGATGCTTACTTGCAAGACCACGATTGTAAAATTTTATTTGATGACCAGGGGAATGTTCTCAAGCCATCTTCATCATTGATAGACCTGCAAAGAATTGAAGGAACTAAAAAGAGTATATACTTAAATGAAAATAGTCCTTATCATAATATGGAAGGTTACTGCTGTGATGGTTACTGGTATTTCGATTACGCCATAGGCGCTCGATATGGTTTGAATACAGAAACAGCTAATTCTAATCCTACTTTCCGTATAGACCAAAAAGCTGGAGTAATTAATTTTAGTTCTGGCATGGCAAAAGAATTTTGTATACTGGAATATGTGTCTGATGGAATGGAATCTGGAGATGATTCTAAAGTAAGTGTAAATAAATTATTTGAAGAATATGTGTACGCATACGTCCAGTTTGCAATTCTAAATAGTAAGCAAGGAACGCAAGAGTTTATTGTTAATAGAGCTCGTAAGCGTAGTTCAGCTTTGCTCAGAAATGCTAAAATTAGAATTAGTAATATACACCCTGGCCGACTATTAATGAATTTAAGAGGTCAGGATAAATGGATAAAGTAATATGCCAACTACGCAAAGAAATTTTATAGCTGGACGAATGAACAAGAGCGTTGATGAACGCCTTGTGCCTAACGGAGAATATATAGACGGACTCAACGTCAGATTAGGTTCTACCGAACAGTCGGAGATTGGCTCAGTAGAAAACTCTAAGGGAAACGAAAAGATAACTGCATTAGAGTTTAACAATGTACCACTTAGTAATCAAGCTAAATGTATTGGTTCGTTTGAAGATGGACAAAGAGAAACCATAATATGGTTTGTTCATGACCCAGCTTTTCCAGGTTCACCATCAAATATATTAGACTTAATAGTTTCATTCAATGTTGTTGAGAATGTAACTACATATCATGCTGTTAGTGTAAATGATGGAAGTCAAACTAAAACTACATTAGATTTTAATCCTCAGTTTTTAATTACAGGTGTTAATCGAGTTGAAGATTTATTATTTTTTACAGATAATATAAATCCACCCAGATTCATAAACCTTGTAACAGGGAAAACATTACCCAACGGAGTTCCTTTAGTCGACAGTTTTACTGCTGAAGAACTGCTGGTAATTAAAAAACCACCAAGCTCATCTCCAAAGATTACACTTCAAAACGTAAGTGGAGAAGAAAATTTTTTGGAAGAAAGATATTTATCTTTTGCGTACAGATATCAATATGCTGATGGAGAATATTCGGCTCTATCTCAATTTTCGGACATAGCTTTTCAGCCAAGTAATTTTAGTCTTGAAACTGACTCAGGATTAAATGAAGGCATGAAAAATGTTTTTAATTCTGTAAAAATTGAATATAACACAGGCAGTGAATTAGTAAAAGACGTTGAAGTTGTTTTCAAAGAATCTACAAGTGGTGTCATCAAGTCTATAGAAAAATTCAACAAATTTGAATTAGGTTTAGCAAACAATACTGATTACGAAATTAATTTTACTAATAGTAAAATATTTACTGTTTTACCAAATACAGAACTTGTGCGCCTTTACGATAATGTGCCGATAAGAGCAAAAGCACAAACCATTATGGGTAATCGTCTTGTTTATGGAAACTATGTTGATGGTTTTGATTTACTTGATAAAAACACCAACCCTGTTAAATTTGAATATAGTGCAACTTTAATCTCGGAAGAGATAGGTTTAAATGAGTTGGAAGACGAAGCAGCAGAGCAAATTTATACAGTAGACGCTCCAATAAATATATTGAATGGAAGAGTTAATTTTGATTTAGATGGGTTAGAACTCAAACAAGGAGCAACTCTAAATTTAGAAGTAAGATTTGGGCACTCTACTTTTGGCGGACAAACTCCATTCCCAGCTGAGCAAACAGACCAAATAGATATAGCGCTTACCTTTATATTGCCTCAAGATTTCAATAGTGTTTATGAATTAGCTACTGACCCAGCTTTTGCGGAGCTTGTGGGAACTTCATCAAATATAAAACCAGTGTTTGACCCAGTTCCAGGTAACCCAACTTCGTGTGATGGTTTTACTTTTACTGACCAGTTTAATTGTGCTGTGCCAAATAACCTGGATAGTTTAACAAAATTTGCCAGTGGCGTTACTTCTACAGGTCAAGCTATACAAGTATATACATCCCCTGGTAGCAACGAAATAGGATTTAGTTTGTTAGCTATGGAGTTTGTTGATGATACAACAACTCCTACTCAAAGAGTGTACGAATACTATGACATTGTAACTGCAGATGGTACTTATACCGAGTTAGGAAACCCCAAAAGTTTGCATAGCAATAGAGATTATGAGATTGGGATTGTGTATATGGACGAATTTAATAGGTCAACCACTGCGCTTGTCAGTCCTTTGAATACCATTCATGTTCCCTGTTCACTATCAAGCCTGGTTAACAAAGTACAAATAAGCATACCGCCTACTCAATTAGCTCCAGTTTGGGCATCAAAATATAAATTCGTAATAAAACCAGATATGGAAGATTACGAAACTATTTTTACTAATGTATTTTTTAACGACCCAACAACTAACGAAACTCTGTTTTTATTACAAGGAGAAAACGCCAGAAAAGTAGAAGAGGGCGATAGGCTAATAGTTAAAAGAGATACTGAGGGCCCAACAGAAAGGTGTAATTATGCTACTGTTTTGGAAAAATCAGCTCAGACTAAAGACTTTTTAGACCCAGCTCCGACTGATGCAGATGGTAACGATTTGTTTGTTCCTGCAGGAACTTACATGAGAATTAAAGCAAATGACTTTAATGTTATTCAAGGTGACCTTCCAACTATAGCTCCAGGCGTAAAAAAAGACACAGCAAAAGACGATGATGCACATCCTATAGTTAGGTATCCTGTAAACATTGAAGACCCAAACAATGCAGGAGCTTTCATAGATTACACTATACCAGCTGGCTCAAGGGTTAACATGTCATGGTATTTTAATAGACCTGGTATACGTACTAAGTGTGAAAGAAGAAGGTACACGCTTGAAATAGACCACGTTTCTGCACAAAACTATGATAATTTTGTAGATTTTTTTAATGGAGAAAATATTGCGCCACGATTAAATACAGGAACAGCTGAAACAAAAGGTGAGGCTGATTGTCCACCTCCATACTTCAGAACTCAATACATTCAGCAAATAGCGACAAATAAAAACGATATACCTACAGCATCATGTACGTATTATTTTAAGTTCTTTAGAGATACCCAAACCAATGAAACATTGTTTATGGTAACTGGAACAAATACTTGTCGCCACATAGGTAGTGGTTCACGTAAAAGAAGAGCGAGTGTAGAAATGGAGATTACTGTTATTAGAGCAGAATCTACTATAGTGTTTGAAACTTTACCTCAAGACGCAACGCCAGATTTATGGTATGAGTCTTCTCAGTCTTATGACATAGACACTACAACTGGACATCATTCAGGGAATGTACAATCGCAAACAGACGTTCAGTCAGCTATTATAGACACTGCATTTTTTAATTGCTATGCTTTTGGCAATGGTGTAGAGAGCTACAAAATTAGAGATTCTATAATAGGAAAAGAATTTGCACTTGGAGAAAGAACAGCGTCAACTTCAGAAGTTGATTTTAAAGAAGCTCATAGGTTTGCTGATTTAACTTATAGTGGTGTTTACAATGACGAGTCTAATGTAAATAAACTCAACGAGTTTAATTTAGGTCTACTTAACTTCAAGCCATTAGAAGACACTTTTGGCTCAATACAAAAATTAGATGGACGAGAAACAGATATATTAGTATTGCAAGAAGATAAAATATCTTACGTCTTAACAGGTAAAAACCTCCTATCTGATTCAACTGGCGGTGGGCAAGTGGCATCTGTTCCTGAAGTTTTAGGAACTCAGATTGCTCGTATTGAAGAATATGGTATTAGTAAAAACCCAGAAAGCTACGTACAATGGGGATTCGATAAATACTTTACTGACTCTAAAAGAGGAGTTGTTTTAAAACTTTCTGGCTCTGGTCAGAGCGAACAACTAACTGTTATTTCAGAGTTTGGATTGCGTTCTTATTTTAGAGATTTATTTATAGCTTCTCCAGACACGCAGAAGTTGGGTGGGTATGACCCATATATGAACGAGTATGTTATTAGCTCAAACATGGAAGAATTACCAGACCTTCCATTGTGTTTTGATTGTGACCTTAAACGAACATTTAATTTAGAGGCCAACAATACAGTAGAATACTGTGTAGATGTAGGCCAGTTGGTTGGCAATGTAGCTGTCGATGTTATTATTGATGGTAGCGCTACAGTAACAGCTGAATACAACGGAACTACAAACAGCAGTAATTCTACAGGAACTATAAACATTGATAAGAATGTTGTAGACAAAGAGGAGGTAAATATTACTATTGTGCCTACTACTGACTCAATTGTTTCAGTTGTAGTTAATTGTCCTGTTGCTGATGTTATTACAATTGTTCAAGTGTGTTTAACAAATGCAACTGAAGCTGAACAGCTTATCCACAATGAATATAGATGGGTTGATGGAACATTTGTTTCACCATTACATTCGGAGCAAGTTCAATTTATTGACGACACTGCATCCATAGTGGTATCACAATTTGAAAGTGTTACTGGCCCTCAAGGAGCAGGAGTAATCCCTGCCGATGGCGCAAGTGTTTCGATTATATCCAGAAAAGATAATACAGATGACTTTGTTTTTGACCCAAGCCAAAATGAGTTTAGAGTTTTAAGAACAAACACTGTATATAACACAACTCCAGCAAGTATACTAAGTTTATTAAACGCTTCTGATTTGTTAACGACAGATACGTCACAAGCTCCAATAGCTTACAAATCATCGTTTATTATGCCAACTACTGGGGATTACTTATATTTGATATACGATTACAGAAAATCAGTTGCAGAAGACTTGTGCTACTCAACAGTTGATTTAGATGACGTATGTTGTAATTGTACAGGAACACCATAAATATGGCAACAGAAACTACATATTATTTAAATGGCCCTGATTTAAGCAGCTCAACAGCTGTTTATGCAGATGCTGATATGAATCAATGTGCACCAGATGGATTTTATTCCAATGGCTCTATTGTTCGTGAACAAGTTAATTGCGTGCTTTTGCCTCAGCAAAATTGCCCATCGTGCGCTGTGCCTTGTGGGGATATCGCAGGTTTTTCGGATACTGGTGTTAATGGTACTTTCTTAGCTCAAGTCGGTGTCGGAGCTGACCTTGGAGCTGTTATTATTTACTCTGTAGTTGGTAATTCAATTCCTGATGGAGTGTTGGTAACATTTGATGGACAGACATTTAATCAGCTAACTTTCCAAGGTAACAATGGAGACCCTATAGGTTTAAATAGCACGCCTGGTGAGCCAACCTATTATGGGAGTAACATAAACACTCCTGTAACTACACCTGATTTACCTGTATATACTATACAAACTGATGGTAGTTACATACAAAGTAACCTGCCAAATCAAGCTGTTAATGTTAATTCAAATAACGTAGACTTGAGAGGTGGAGGAGGAGCAACTGTTTACACTCAGGTAATTCCAAAGGGCACTGCTGTATCTACAATGAACATAGATTACTTTGGCCCAATACAAGGTACATTTTTTCAATATGAAGCTTTTTGTCCAGGCCCATTAGCTCCGTTTCAAGGTTCGGCTGTAAGAAACGATACTGATTGCGATAGTGTAGTAAACAATTATTTTTATGCGCCAAATGCAACTGCTACATTTGACCCTAATACTGGACTTGTCACTTCTTTTAATCCTGACACAAACACTTTACCTGAAGTCGGAAACTATGTTTTCTTTGATGATACTGGAGCAGGCGCAATCAACCCTTCAGCAACACCTCAGTTTGTTATTTTAAATAACAGCACATATATTGAAATAGTACATGGCATAGTCGTTAGCACAGGAGCTTGTACTAACCCACCTTTACCATGTGCTGGAAATCTAAATCCGCCACAAGGTCAACAAGGTCACTATACGATTGAATTAGATGCTGGTTCTACAGTAAATGACACTGGTGCAGTTATTATATATTTTGACCCAATAGGAGTGCCTGATGGAATAAGAGTTGAATATGATGGCGTTTATTACAACACACTATCTACTCCAGGGTTAGGCTACCGAGAAAGCCAATCCAGTGACCCTGCTGCGTTTACACTTTTAGGAGACCCCAATGACAATTGCTGGCAACCGCGAATAGGAACATTTAGTTACACCAGAAGTATTTTAACGCCACAAAATACATGGGGGCCTAATACTCCAAACAGTGGAAACTACACTCTTAGCGGTGCAGACAATCAAACAAACGCATTGACTATGAGCGTAGATAATATGATGGTAATACCAAAGCCAAATGCTACGCCAAATATTGTTACTATTGAAGTTTTAGGGCCATGCCCAACTGGATGGAATATACAGGTAAATTGTCCTGCACACTTACCATCATTTAACTCTACAGTAGGGCAAGGTGATAGTACGTGCTCAACAGATTTCACTCAGCAATTTTTCTTTGCTCAGTTTAATGGCGTTCAAAACACCTACCCTGAACTTCATAATTTTGTATTTGAAGACCAGGATGGTGTAACACCGCTGCCTCAAGGATTTTATATTATGGATAACAATGATTTCATTGAAGTGAGCTCAAATGGTATTGTAATAGCAACTGGAAACTGTACGTAAAAAATATAATATGTCAAATATAACCTTAACATACAGCGAAAACTCAAAAGGATGGCCTTCTTGTTATAGTTATTATCCTGATTACATTCACGGTATGAATCAATTTTTGTATACATTTAAAGGTGGCAACTTGTATAAACACAACTCTGATAAAGTAGATAGAAATAACTTTTATGGAGTTCAATACAACTCTACAATAACCAGTGTGTTTAACGAGTCTCCTCTTGATAATAAAAAATTTAAGACTCTTGCTCTTGAAAGCGATGATAGTTGGGCAGCTGAACTTGAAACTGATTTGCAAACAAACGGATTTATAGATAAAAATTATTTTGCTCAAAAAGAATCTGACTGGTTTGCGTTTGTAAGAAATAACAGCACAAATCCAGCTGGCGCTAATCAATTTGCTTTACGTTCTTTAACTGGTATTGGAAACAGTGCAAGCGCGCAAAACGATGCAACTACGGCTACAATAACTTTTAATTTAGATTTAGGTTCTATTATATCTGTTGGAGACCAATTATTTTTTGCAGACAACACACCTCCAGTAACCACATTAACACCTCAGTTTTGTGGACAAATTACTTCTGTTACATATAACAAAGCTACAAATGTTTCGACTGTAGTGGTTGACAACCAAGCTCAAGGTGCTATCCCTATACCAGCGCAAGATTTTTATTTTCTATATATTAAAAATCCAGTTGCCGAATCTCAAGGTGTGCTTGGTCACTACTGTTTATTTAAGCTTACTAATGACAATACTGCAGCCACAGAGCTGTTTGCAGTCAAATCAGAGGCTTTCAAAAGTTATCCTTAAAATTCTTATCTTTGTAGAAAAGTATGGGTATATTAAGTATATTCAAAAGGAAAAAAGAAAAACCTGAAGATGTACTGCAATATGTTCACCAAAATAGAGGGGTGTTGTGGGAAAATATTAGTGTCTTCAAAGACACTATATTACAACACAAAGAAGGTGTAAAGCATCACACCTCTGAAATGGAAGAGCTTATGCCTGTCAAGCATCATCTACAAGATGGTTTATATACCAGAGAGATATTGATGCCTAAAGGTGCTTTAGTGGTTAGTTATATTCATAAGCAAAACCACCCCTCATTTTTTCTAAAAGGAGAAATGTCGGTACTTTTAGATACAGGTGAGGTAAAAAGAATAAAAGCGCCTATGAAGGTGATGACTGAAATCGGCACACAAAGAGTAGCATATATGCACGAAGATTGCACTTGGGTTTGTGTTTACAGGACAGATGCAAAAAATATTAAAGATGCTGAAGTGGATGTTTATACGGAAGACTATAGAGATTTACCAGAGCATATAATTGTAAATAAAACATTATTATGTCAGGAGTAATAGCAGGCTTAGTGTTATCAGCAGGCGCAACAACTTTTAGCTTTATACAAGCAGGCAAACAAAGAAGGCTTGAAGAAGATGCCGCAAGAAAAGCTGAAGATGCTATGCGAGACATTGAAAAAGAGCTTACAAAAAATGAGTATGAATCTATGGCTATCCAGAAAGAGCCATACGAAATAGCTCAGGATACTTTAAAAACAAACGTACAATCTCAAATAAATGCACTTCAAGAGGGAGACCAGCGCGGAGTCATGGCAGGCGCAAACCGATTGAATCAAGCTGCTTTGCAAGCTGCAGCAGAACAGCGAACATCAATGGGTAAAGATTTATTCGAGTTGGAAAAATTAACAGCAGATGAAGATACTCGGAAATCAGACATCAAATCTCAATTAGCTTTAGGTGAAATACAAGGCGCTCAGAAAGCCATGGCTGATGCAGAACAAAGACGTAGTCAATATTTACAGCAAGGAGCAATGGGAGTTGCTAATTTAGCTGTGCAAGGAGTGAGCGCAATACCTGACTTTAAAAAATCAGCAGCTGCAAGAGATGTTAGTCAAATGGAAAGAAATTTCCGCCAGCAACAAAGGCAAGATTTCTTAGCTGGAGGAGGTACAAGAAAAGAATTTAGACAAACCTATGACCCAGCATCTTTTGGTCAACAAATTGGTAAAATGACATTTACACCAGAAATGTTTGATGAATTTGGAATGATTGGTCAATCAGGTGGTTTAGGAGTTGGGCAATTTAGTGATTTAGATTTGGCAGCTTTTTCTTCTATGACACCACAACAAGTTCAATTGGCTCTTCTACAAATGACTCCTTCTCAAAGAAATATGATTCAGCAATCTTTATCGGCAGGAACAAACTTGTATGGAGTTCCTCGTATAAATGAATTTAAAAGATAATGTCTACATATTACGGATACATAGAGAGAGATGCGGATACTGGAATAAACTGGCAAGAGATTAGTGAAAATGTAACTACTAAACTCAAAGAAGCTGGAGAGGCCAGAGAAGCTCGTAAGAAAAAATTTTTTGATGCGTCTTCTGAATATCAGAAAGTACTAAATAACGCACCATCAGGAGACTATGCAAGTGCTAATCAGTTTGCTTTGGAACACGCAGAGCAGGCACAGCAAGCCAGACTTTTACAAGATAGACTTTTACAAGAAGGTTTATTATCAACTAAAGCCTATACAGTACAGCGTCAAAACCTTACTGACGGAACAAAACAACTCTTTGACTTATCAAAAGAGTATCAAGAAGAATATTCTGCTAAAATTGAAAGGTCTAAAAACGGAGAGGCTCAAGAGTTAGAAGGTTGGCTAATGAGTCAGATTGAAGGATTAGCTAATTTAAGAAACACAGGCTCTTATATTAACCCAGAAACTGGCGCTGTGAGCATAGGTAAAATGGTAGAGGTCGATGGCATAAGGCAGTTAAGTAAAGACCCTAACGACTTTCTTACAGTAAATCAATTAAGAAATAGACAGAAACAACAATATGATGTTTTCAAAGTAGGAGCGACTATGGAAGCTGAAGCTGATAGATTAGGTAGCTTTATCACTTCTGTTAGACAAGCTGGAGGGCCAGAATATGCTGGTCAAATTACAAAGATGCTTGACGCTACGTTAAGAGGTAAATTAACAGAAGACCAAAAAAACGCAGTTGATAACTTTGAGAAGATGGAACAAGATATGATTAATTCATATATTGAAGCTAATCCATTGAACGCTTTATCTGTTCTTACTAACTACGTAACTATAAATCCTGACACTGGAAAGCGTTACGAATTAACTTTTGATAAGAACAAAGCGTACACAGATGACAATTTTATACTTGTTCAAGATGATGGTTCAGGAAGTATAACTCCAGACCTTTCGCCTAAGCAAAAGGAAGTTGCCTTCAAAGCAGTTCAAACCAATTTTAGAAACCAGATAGACAAGGAGGAAACAGTATCAACTTACAATGAGCCACAGAAATCTGCAACAACTGAAGCGTCTGACAAAGCTAAAAAGCTTGAAGAAACATCACTAAGCTCTTGGAATGATATTGCATACGGAACACCTGAGGAAAAGGTTACAGCCATTAATAACTTGCTTGGTAGTGAAAAAGCTCAACAAAGTGGACTAATTGCTATTGACACTACATCTCCAGGGGTTATTGATTTTGTTTATTCGGATGAAACTAAAAACCGAACGATTAACTATGACCCTAACAATATAACAATTACTGAATGGGCACAGCTTGGAAACGAAGTGCATGGTATTGACGATGTAAGCACAGTGTTACAGCGTGCAGGTGGTGTAAGATTTGTAGAGGATGCAAATGGCAACAGAGTTCCAGCTCCATTAGATTTCTCAGCTGAATCAATGCAAGACGTGTTTGCGACTCGTACAGGTAAAATAGAAACAGAAACATCTACCGCTGCTTACACCAGAATGTTAGAAGAGGGCATACCAGATGTTGATTTCTCACAAGAGGCAGAGCCATCTGAAGCAGTTGAAACGTATTTTAAAAATAATCCTCCACCATTTGGAGTTGAAATTAATGACGTTGCAGATATGGCAAACAGTACAGTTAAAGTATTTGTAACTAATAAAGACGGAAGACGAGTGTCCAAAAAGTTTGATGTTACCGCTCCAGGAGCTATGCAAGAAATAAGAGATTATATATTGTCAACACAAGATAAAGAGTCTATTGCTTTGAATCCAGCTCTTCAAAGACAAAACATTTCATTCACACCTCGTTCACGCCAACAAGTGAGCCAAGGAGGGGGAGTAAATGCAAATCCAAATGTCGTAGACACATCTCGTTATAACAAATAATTATGAACGAACAAGCTTTTATTGATGCTTACAATATGTTTCTCCAAGGAGGATACAGAGGTTCTCGCGATGAGTTTAAAGAGCTCTTAGCTGGAAACCCTGATGCTCTAAATGACTCATTTGAAATGTTTAAACAAGGTGGCTTCAACGGAACAATTGAGGACTATCAAACCTTGATAGGCATTACCGCAGTAAAAAAAAAAGACGAACCAGATATGGTTTCAGGTTTGGAAACTGGTTTGTTGGACTCGTCAGAGCGTGAACAAATACTTCAAGCCGAACCACCCCAGGTTGCTATTGATGCCACAGAAGTAGGTCAACAAAAGTTTATATCTCCTATAGAAGCTGCGGAAGCGACTGCTCGAAGAGAAGAGTTTGAAGCTGACAGAGCTGTTAAAATGCAACAATTCCAGGAGCAAGAACAAGAAAAGGCTGAAGCTGCTGAACTGGAAAGAAAAAAACAATCTGAAATACTTTTACAAGACCCTGAGTTTGCTTTAGCTGTTTCAAATTTAGATGCTAAACTTATAGCAAAGGAAGAAGAGGATGTTGTTCCTTTCATGATAGACAACTTTCAAAAGTATGGATTTACTTTTGAAGAGGCAGGTTTAGGAGACGCTATGCTTGTAACCACTTCGGATGGTAAGAACACTATAAGCATAGACCTTGACCCTTTTACATCAAAGACCGAAGTGCTTGAATCTCAAAAGCTAAAAGACTTCATAAGCGAGCACGCTTTATCTCCAAAAGAAAAAACAGCTGAGGAAAGTCTAAATGAAAAAGCTATGCGTGCACAGCAAATGCGCAAGTTTGCTCGCGTTAATCCAGATGGTTCTCGGTCTACAGTTTTGTTTACTTCATTTGAAGAAGATGGTAAGTACAAAGTAATCCCTACATTGTTTCCTAAAGACCCAAACTTCTATGGCTCTGCTGCAAACACGTGGCAAGAGTTAGGGTTTGATGACGCTAAATTGTTAGCGGAAGAAAGAGGGGAAGTGTTTGAGTTTGATACGCAAGAAGAAGCAGAAGAGTTTGCTCAAGGTTCGTGGAAAGATAGACACTCATCGCATGCCTTAGGTCAAGTTATCTATGCAGAGGAAGGTTTAGATTTCGCAGAAGAGAATAAAATTTATCAAAACTATTTAAAAGTAAGAGATAAAATTGATTTTATTGAAGGGGAGTTGGCTGAGTTTGGAGCAGAGTATCTAAAAGACCTAACGGAAGAAGAGCGTAAAAAATACAGCAATCTCTATGTGGATGGTATCATGCGTGATGACATACAACAAGTTCTTACTGACTTGAAACAGCAAGAGCAAAATCTTTTTGATGTTGTTATGGATGATGATAAGATTAGACTGAGAGAATCTTTGGACGTAGAGTTAGAAAAAGAATATCAAAAGGTAGCGCAAGTAGCCGCACAAACAAATGCTCAGGCAGAGTTCTTTTTAGATAATTTGCAATTGCAATCTCTTACAACCTTTGGAGTTAAGCTTGAAGATTTAAACTCAATAAAACCTCAGACTGAAGCTGAAGCAGATTTAATTGATGGACTCAAGGTTGCGTACAGAGAGGCTCAAGCTACAAAAACTAATGCTGCTCAAAAGTATGAGCAAGCTTTAACATTTTATGATGCCAAGCATGACCAAACAATAACTGATGAGTTTACAGATAACTTTACATCGGTTATTCAAGAGTTTCAAAAAGGACTTAACAATGGAAATGCAGGTGAGGTTTTGTTGCAACTATCAACTGGTTTACCATTTGACTTTTCCACTTTAGATGTCAATGACCCAGAAGATATAAAGAAAGCTGCACAAATGATAGCTACATTCAAGGGTAAGAATATAAACTACAAAGACTCTCGAATTATGTCCAGGTGGAATAGAGCTAAAGGTTTAAAAGAAACCATGAAAGTTTTTGCAGATGACCCTGCAGAGTTAGCACTTACACTTGCTGCTAACAGCATTGGTCAGATGTTGCCGTATGGATTTGAAATAATAACTGGAAGCACTGTGGCTGGCGCTGGTATAGGAACAGCTATTGCACCAGGCCCAGGAACAGTAAAAGGAGCTACTCGTGGATTTAGAGTTGGATTTGCTGCAACATCTTTAGCATTAGAATATACCAATGCTTTTTTTGAAGCTATGCAGAAAAAAGGACTTAATCCTTTAGACCCTGAAGACAATGTGGCAGCCATTAATGACCCTGAGATATGGGAGATAGCTAAAGAGCGTGGAATGAAACGTGGTATCCCTATCGCTGTAGTAGATTACCTTAGCGCAGGACTCGCTGGTCGTGTCTTTAAAGTTAGCAGTATGGCTGGCAGAGGTACGCGTTTTACAGCATTTGCCGCTGAGCGTTCACTGATTGACCCTGTTACAGAAGGCTTAGGTGAAACATTAGCACAGGTAAACGTAGGTGATGAGATAAATGTAAAGGATATTTTAGCAGAATCAATAGGTGGGTTTGGAAACAACACCTCTCACATGGCTGTTAATTTATTTGTAGATAGCAGAAAGCTTAGTAACATAGAGCTTGCAGATACATTCACCGACATACCATTGCTTTTGGAGGCAAGAGGAACTAACACACAGATATCAAAGTGGTCTAATAACATGGAGAGACTTGGTCAAATTGACCAAGATGTTAATCAAAGGATACAAAAAAACTTAGGTTTATCTAAAGACGCTGATAACTTACTACAGTTAGGAGTGGGCAAAAACACACCAGCAAACAAAGCTTTGAAGGCAAGAGTTATGCAACTATTAGCAGCCAAAGAAGAATACACTGCAACGCCAAACAGAAAAGCTGTATTTGGTAAAAAGGTAGCAGACATTAACTTTGAACTTGCTTTCATTACTGAAAACAAAAAACAACTACCACCAGGTCAACGAACATTATTGGAAGGCTTAGTCGAGTCTACCCCTGAAGTTCGTCAGGATGTTGGAAGATACACAATAGATGGCAAGCGTGTAACACGTGCGCAGTTTATTAAATATATCAACGAAAAGAATCGCCCAACTCTTTTAGGTACGATGCTTACTGTTGATAATGACGATGAAACAACCAAACTTTTAGAAAATAAATTAGATGCCGTTCAAATCAGAGAAACAGAGGAGGTGGATGTACGCGAACAAACCAGAGATGGCCAAGAGGTGGGAACAGGAGTACCCCAACTCGAAACCGCGCAACCTCAGACCGCCCAAACGGAGGATAGTTCCGTAGGCCCAATAGTCGCAGTAGCTCCATTCTTTAACACCACAATAAATACAGTTGAAGAAGCAAACCAGTTACGTCAAGATAAAAACTATATTCAATACAAAGATAACCTTACAGGTATCGGTAATCAGCTTGGACTTACAGTTGAAGTGGAAGAAGGTATAGGTGGATACAAAAACGAAGCTGGACAAGAGATAATTGAAATCAGTAATCGTGTAGTTCTGCCTGACGCGACCTTGCAACAAGCAGAAGAATATGCAGCTATGGTCGCTGCATTAGCTCCTGAAACTCAAGAAAGCACTATCGCTGCACAATATGTACAGGACAATACTCAAGAGCAAAATGGCAATGAATATGTCATACAAGTAAGTGACACACAAGCTGCTATGAACGCTCTGCAACAAGCAGGTATAACTGATTTTTCAATCAATGAATCTACTAATGAAGTTAGCTTCATAGATATATTTGATTTTGCTGACCCTATGCTTCAGGATAAAATTGGTATATTTGCAGAGAACCTTAATAATAATAATGTTAATTATGAAATCAAAGACTACCGACCAGTCCAGTCCAACTTCATCGACAAGGGAACTCGGAAAGAAATTATTGGACGAATTGCAAAAGAAAGGGCCGAGTCTCGACAGGGTGGGCAAGACCTTTATAACTCGCTCGTCCAAGCGATAGAGAATGATGCTCGTTTCCAGGGCATTGATGTATCCGAGTACATAGACTTAGACCTTAACCAACTAAGGCAAATATCAGAAGCTGCAAGTCAAGAGGTGCAAGACTTACAGCAAATCCTTGAGCCAGGCAGACCCATAGAAAGCACTCAAAGATTAACCTTAGAAATTGATGAAACAAAAGGTAGAAGAGGAATCAATCAGCGTGAGTTTTTTGTTGAAGCTGCTAACGAAAACTTAGATAACGCCAACAAGCTTAACTCATTTATCAACAAAGCTTTTCCTGGCGTTGTAATCAGCACAGACCAGCAAACATTTGATGAGATTGTTACATCACCGCAAGTACAAAAGTACAGCGTGGGAGAAGATATCGTTTATGGTATGACTGTGAATGGAGATATATATATTAATCCTCAAGTACACAATTCTCAATCACAACTATTTAACACGTCTATTCACGAGATGGGTCACGTGTGGATTAAGTTTTTAAAGACCACACCAAAAGGCCAGCAGATTTACAACCAAGGTAAAGAGCTGGTAAAACAAACCCCTTTATATCAAAGCCAGCTAAAAAAGTTTAAGAACAATGAGGAAAAAGCTGTAGACGAAACAATGGCTATTCTTATTGGAGACAAAGGGCAACAAATAGCAGACGCTTCATTAAAAAGCAAGTTCCAACAATGGCTTGCTGGTATGTGGAATTATATAAAAGCTCAGTTCAAAATGTCAAAAGATTTGACTGTGGATGAAATCCAAGACATGAATCTTGATGCGTTTGTGGGAACAGCTCTTGCCGATATCTTTTCAGGCAGAGAAATAAAATTGTCAGACCAACAACTTACACAATTAAAAGATGGGGATGTAGCTTTTAGCACAGGCCAGTCTATGCAGTCTATCATAAACACAGGCAGAGAGAATGGAATAAGCGATGCGTCTATACGCGAAGTATTAATTGGAAGAGGGTTTAATCGTACCGACATCAATGAAGCCATGACAGTAAGAATTGATGAAGATATTACAATGCCATCTGAGTTTGGAAATGTGGAGGGTGGTGTAGAACAAGGCACTCAATTGTTCAATGAGGTTCGACAAGGTTTGACTGAGTTTACTACTGAAGAAACAACCATGGCAGACGTACGTCAAAAAGCTATGGACTTAATGAAAGAAAATGCAATCTTTCAAGCACAGCCTGAACAGACTCAATTACAGCTTTTAAGCTCGTTTGACAGGACTTTAGGAACGCGAGCTAATCGAAACGTACAAAAAGAAATATCGTCCATTAGACAGTCTCTAAAAGACCGCAAGAAAGGCGAGACAAGTCTGCGTGATGCGCAAAATAGACTCAAAACATTTATTAGAAATAATTTACCACGTTCAAATACGTTTACCCAAGCGCAAATTAATAGATTAATTAATAGAGTCACTAACACCACAGAAGCAAAGCTATTAGCTGATGGTGAGTTTGTAATTAAAATGGTTCAAGAACAGCAAGCTAAAATGAAAAAAGCTATGCTGAATGATATTTTAAAAGTGGTCAAGTCAAAAGCTCTCACAGGATTTACAAAGTCAGGGAAGAGAAGAGCTAAAGGATTGAGTAAAGAAGGCCAGTCTTATTTCAACTCTGCAAAGAAAGTCTTAAACGCTGCGCTTAAAAATGATGTGGAGGCAATGGAGGAGTTACGCAATAATATAGTGACGAATGAGCAAGTCATTACCGATATCCTTCAACGACAAAGAGCTGGAGAAACTATTACGACCAGAGAACAAAGTTTAGTGTTTGACGCATTGGCTTTTGATAATTTTGCAGACGTTATGAATATGGACTTGAATCAAGTTCAACAACTAATGAACAGGCTTCAACAAATAAGAGGCGAGTCTATCGCTACCTTCAAGTCCAGAAGAGCACAGCGTGTCGCTCAGTATGAAGCTCAAGCTAATGAAGTTACTGAGCAGATTAAAGAAACAAACCCTGAGCTTTTTGATGAGGACGGAAATGTTTTAGAGGCACAAGAGTTTAGTGCAAAAAGAAAACAATACTTGCAGAAGTTAAAAAAATTAGGCGTTGGTAAAGGTCTAATAGAGCTGGCTAAAACAATGAAGTATACCTCTGCAGGTAAATTTATCAGACAATCTAAAGATTGGTTTAAACACCTGGGCACGCTTACAAATCTATTAGATAGAATTACTGAAGGGAAAACTGTATTTAGAGACAAGGTTTATCGAAGACTTAATCGAATGGATAACCAGTATAACACTGGATTGTTTGAAACTAAAACAAAATTAGATGAGCTCGCCAACAGCATTGAAGGAGTAAGAAAAGGATACAATGAAATAAAAAGATTACTCAACATCGGTGTTGTCAATATGGATGTTAGAAACAAAAGAACTGGAAGGATAAGAAAAGATGTATTCAGTGGTGACCAGCTTCTAAGAATGTATGCGCTTAGCAAGAACGAAATACAAAGAGATGTATTACTTCAACAGATTGGCGAATCTGGTTTAGCCAAAGTAGAAGAAATGCTTGACCCAAAAGCAAAAGAGTTTGCAGACAAGGTTGTTGATTATTTAAGCAATGAGTACTATGAAAGCGTTAACGCAGTCTATTCTCAAATGAATGATGTTAACTTAGGTTTTATAGATAATTACTTCCCAACCATGAAAGCGCCAGAAACTGTAAACAAAGACGACATCACAGTTGATTTAAGGAACGCAAACTTTGAAGGTATATTTAATGCAGAGACCGCACCTGCATTGAAAGAACGTAGTGACAAAGCTTTAAACATTGAGCTCGATGCTGTTGACTTTACTTCTACTTTAGAAAATCATTTCCAAACAATGGAGAAGTACAAGGCTTATGCTGAGGGAACTAAAATGTTAAATGCGTTTTTTAATACGCCTTCAGTTGCAATGCTGATTGAGCAGATGGGAATGAGACAACCAATAAAACAAGCCGTAAACTTTGCCATCAACCCTAACGCTGGCATGAAGTCGAATCTATCTAATAAATTTTTAGACGGCATGCAGGTTAGGTTTACTGGCTTTGCTCTTTCATTTAAAGCTATACAAATTTTAAAACAAGCCACTTCGTTTATCAATGCTTACGAAGAATATAGTTTCTTTAACAAAGACTCTAAAGTTCCCAATGTGGTAAAATCTGCACTTGACCCTATAATGTTTATGGTTGATGGCGCTCAGGTTATGTTTGATTTAGCCAAAGATTTGGTTGGCGCAAAAGGAGCTATACGAGAAGCTATGGAAATCTCTCCCACTTTTAGAAAAAGGGTAGAGCAAGGTCTTGAAGGAGACATTTATGGATTAGAGTCTGGTTCTAAAACTTTTAAACGAGTAAGCAAAAGAACAGACAAAGTGGGTAGAGCTATACGTGCTTTCAAATCAGCAGCTGCATCCCCTACTATCATAGGTGATATACTCGGTGTTATGGGGTATATGATTAACTACAAAAGAAACATTAAGAATGGCATGTCAAAAGCAGAAGCTGTTGAAGCTTTTAACAACTACAATGCCACTCAACAGTCCAGAAGAGGTGCTGACAAAATACCTTTACAGCAAAGCAATAATGCTTTACAGCGTGGATTTACAATGTTTGGTAGTACGTTGTTTTTGCAGATGAACAAAGTTATGCAGACATCTACCAACATAATAAGAAGTGTACAAGCTGGCAAGATGCCACGCAAACAAGACATACGAGGGTTTTATTTAAACGCTGCTATAGCAAACGTATTGTTTGTAGGCGTTTCAAACATAGCTAAGTTTGTTAAAGGTGATGACGAGGATAGAATGGACGCTCTTAAAAAGATGGCAGAGGCCATGGCTGGTATGAACTTACTGTATCAAATACCCTATGCTGGAGCGACAATCGAAGAGTATGATTTAGTTGGTAGAATGATTGAAGGTGAAGACTACAAAAAGAAGATAACGTATTCTGATAATGTAGTTAACCCTATAGAAAGCGTTGTGCGTAAAATTAGAAAAGGTTTGCGTAATGAAGAAGGAACTTTCAAGTCACAAATTTTACCCATCTTGGAGCTTGTGATAGGAGCGCAAGTCGACCCATTCATAGGTTTAGGAAATACTTTTGGACAAGACTCCACAGAAGCAGAGTTTGAAGACAACATATATGATGTGCTTGGTATATCCCCATCATATAGACCCAGCAAGAGAGAGGTCAAGAGAGACAGGATGAATAAGACTGACATGAAAAAGTTTTTCCCTGACTTATATGAAGACTTATATGGGCCTCAAGGTTCTATGCGTGAAATCGAAGATATCAAAAGAGAAATAGCTAAAGAGAAAAGACAGATAAGAGAAGAGTTGAAAGAAGAAATGTATGGCGATTAATAATACCTCGCATACTTAAATAACTTTTGCTTATCGTAAAACACAAACAGCTCTGCAGAGTATTCATTCTCTCCATGCCATTTTACTTTACCTTGCACTTCGTTTATTTTAGCATACATAATTCCATCTAAACACGACCATATAATAACTGGGTTTAATCTTTTGGCAGATAAGTGAGATAGCTTTCTTAAAGATATAGCCAGGGGGAAACAGTCTTTGATAGATTTATTACAGGGTATAACCTCTACGTAAGCTATGAGTTTTTTTTCTTTGTTGTATACCCTAAAGTCTACATCATTCTCATCCAGCTGTTTGTAGCTTCCTGAAAATCTATCTGTAAAAGTACTGATTGCTTTGAGTCTTGTCTGCGTCATAGCTCCATAAGTCTATTGATAGCTGTGTGGCCACCAATAACTACTCCACATCCAATAGCTTGTTTTTTAAAATGTTTTGCATACGCAGCTGCATAAGCTGAGCAGTCTATGCCACATCCTACCTGCATACCAAAAACTCTAAAGTTTCTTCCAACCATCCATTCTGTATATGCTTGGGTGTGTATATGTCCTTGAACTGTAGACATCATGTCGTTCTTAGCTTTTGTTCGAGCTGTTCCTCCTTCTCCGTGTACGTATTGAACATTGTCATACACAATTCTCTCAACCCAATTCCATTCCGTTCCCAACACTTCGTTGTAAGATTTAATCCACCGCTTGGGTATCTGAGACTCAAATGCTTTACGCATAATCATTCTGTCGTGGTTTCCAATGAGCACATCTGCTTTTGGAAAAGCACTTACCCAATCTTGTATATGACTAATTGCTAAGTCAAGTTCATCTCCACCGCCCATGCCGTCTGGGTCTGTAGTGTGAAAAGAGGAATAGTGATTATCAATGATGTCGCCAATAAAAATAACCTGGTTACAATTATATATAGCGTAAGTTTCTTTGCAGAAATCAAGATAGCCATGCAAAGTGAATGGAGCGTGTATGTCTCCAATTACAAGTATTCTTTTTTCTTTGCTGGTAATATGGTTAAAAGCAGCCAGTTTATTTCCTTTGAGCCGCGGACGAACGTCTTTATTATATGTCATCTTCTATAGAGTCAATTATATTTTTGAGTTGTAATATAAGTGATTTGGCTTGGGTCTTACAAGCAGAGTAATCTCTATCAATAAGCGACTCGTATATTTCGTCACAGGAGTCGTGGAGAGCGCCTGTGATAAGGTTCACATGCTTTATTCTCTCTTCCTCCAGTGCTGTTAGTGTCATTATTTATCTGTCCATAGCGACTAAAAAATCATTGCCTAACTTATTATTTATACCCTTTATCAAGCGGTATATCTTTCGTGAATTTTTTTTGGCTGTTTCTTTTTCGGTCTTGGTTGAGTCCTTACCTAAGTTGGTGTATATATCACAATCAATCCGTAGGAGCTCATCAATCTTTTGTCTGTCTGACCAAGACTTGAACTCTGCTATTTTCTCTACGTCATTTATGTTATATGCCATTTAGATATGTGTTTAATCTTCTGGTTACTTGCTCTACTTGTTGAGGTTTTACTCTTTCTTTAATTAACTTGTAAAGAGGAGCGTATTCCTCATTCATAATGTTGAACTTTTCTTGCTCGTTTTTTAAACGATTTATATTCAAAGTTAATACATTTATTTTATTCTCCAAAGAATAGACATAATTTTTGCATTTTTGTAATTCCATGTCGTGCACTGGATGAGCCTTTTCTGTATAGGAATTGTAGCATTGTAGGTACTTATTCCACAGCTCGTTATCCATTTGGATGTAGTGAAAATGTTTTAGGTAATGTATAACTGTAGCGTGGTTTTTACCTAAAGTCTTTGCGATGGCAGATATAGTTAGGTTATTGACCTCGTGAAGTATGTTAGAGTAAGCTATCCTGGCTTCTACTATTTCTCTTCTTCTGCTTTTGTCTAATAAATTAACGTCAAAAACTGTCTCAATTATTTTTTGGAGTTGTTTGGAAT